GGTCTTTCAATTCCACTGGATACGTCGTGAAGCCCTGAGCCAATTGTGTGCTGAAGTATGCGTTTCTGGCCCCAAACTTCGGAATTGGGAAGTGTGGCGCCGTCCCCAGTTGCTTCATGAAGAATGCGATCCTCGCCGCGCGGCACTGATCCCGCGCGCTCCGGGCCCACTGGATATCGAAGGGCCGGGCACCGGGGCCGGATTCCCCGCCGACGATGACCCAATGAATCCCCTCCAGCATTCCAGGTTTCCAGTCGATGAATTCAAGTTGCGGCTCTTGACTGATGAATCGCATGGCAGCCGGAGTCTGACGCAGCAAACGAGACCGTTCATCGGCGGTGGCTTGGTTCTCTACGGAGACCCCTAGCCAGACGTTGGGGGGCGGCACATCTCCAGTGCTTCGCCCGCCAGCGAGCCGCGCCATCTGATCGGAAATCTGTTGCCAACGATTTGCTTGAATGTATCGCAACATTCGTGCTGGTCGCTTGGTGAGGATTTGAAAGGTATGCTGGTGAGCCTCAGTCATCACCGCAAAGACCCGATCTATCGCTTCGTCTGGCAACGCTTCGTGAAACAGATCGCTCATGCTGTTGACGAACACGCGCTGCGGCTTGCGCCAGTGCAACGGTTCCTCAATCTTCGATTCGATCAACTCGACTTTCCCGGTCCACTGCGGGTGACCGTTGGCGATCTGGACGAAACCAGAGAATTCTCCCTGTCGCTTTGCGCCGTCACCGGGGCCAGCACTGAACCGTGAGGCGATGCGTTCCGCGTAGCAGTTCACGCAGCCGGGCGACACACGCGAGCAGCCGCGTGTTGGATTCCACGTCCTGTCGGTCCACTCGATTGTGGTGCCAACGTGATATTTGCCGTACTTCTCCCACTGGAGTTTCACGCCGCGGCTCCCGATCCTTCGGCCCGGTCCTGCTCCCTGGCCCAATCGTCGTACCCGAAGAAGTCATCGAGGAACTTCTGGTATTGCTGGGGAGTCCCTTGGAGTTTGCTCCACAGGTCGAAATGTTCTCTAACGAGTTGGTCAAAGCCTTCCCGCTTCAAGCTCTCCTTGATGGTCCCGTAGGCTTGTCTTCCTTGCGGCACGGGTGGCCCGCCTTTCCCGTCTCCCAGGATGTACTCCGCGAATGTGTGGCCGTCATAACCCTGGTCGGTTCCAAAGAAGTGGACCAACAGGGCGCCCGAAATGTTCTTGATGAACGGGCGGAACTGGTCCAGAGGATTGGCGGGCATGGCGGGTTGCTGCATGGCGGGCGGTACGGCACCCGGCATCTGGGTCATCTGGGCCAGCGGATTTTGCGCGGCTGCCGCGGCCATGTCGTCGGCGGGGTTTCGCGGTGTCGTGGCTTTCATGTTGTAAAAGATGTTGGCTCCCATCGCCAAAATCGTGCTCAACCCCGTGATGATCGGGACGATGTTTTCCGTTACCTGCTGGCCGAAGGATTTCTCCGGCGCTCGCGGCGCCGCGGGTGGCGGGGCCGGCGGTTCGTCGCGCTCTGGCGGTCCCCAGCCGAACAGGTCGGCCATTTGTTTTATCTGGGCGCTCTTTTCGAGCATCAGGGCCAGAGGGTCTTGGGCTGCTGCTACTGTATTGTTTGGTGCCGTCATCCTCTCCCGCATAAACTCCAGATTCTTTTCCTGCATCTGGAGCATCTTGTCACCCTGATCTTTGATAACGGCTACCAGCGTTTGCATCCCGGTGTTGTCGCCGGCCATAAGTTCTCTGGTGGCCCGCATCATTTCGACAGGATCGTACTGTTTTCCGGCGTACTTCGTAATCATATCCATGGACTTCTCCGCTGCTGTCGCCATCAGGCCCATCGCCTGGCTCATGGCAGACTGCCCGACCTCTCCGGCGATTTCGTCTTCGCCGGCGGCCTCGACTGCTTCCGCGCGGGCTTCTGCGGCTTCCACTCGCGCATCAGCGGCGGCGGTTGCGTTCTCGACCGCCACCTTTGAAATCGTCGTGACCGTGTCGGCCATGGTTTTGAGCGCTTCCCCAACTCCGGTGCCTGCCATTTCGTCTCCCTCCTCGGGGGTGTATTCCCATGGGAGCTTGATGTTTCGCTTCATCAGGCTCCGAATGTATTCTTGGTTGGCCGGTGTGTTCACGAGGGTCCCGTAGTCGAGCACCGGCGGGTAGAGTTGCAAGTCTTGGGTGTGGACATAGGCGCGGCAAAGAATGTCGGCGCCTCCCCGTTCTTTCAAATCGAAGCGATAATCTCCAGATCCGTAACCCGGTCGCTGCATGATCTGGGTTTCAAAATCCTCTGGCTCAAACGGGCAAGCCCCTTCGATGATCTCCCAGGCATGATCTTTGCGTTCCGGTTCGACCAATTCCATTTTCACCTGAGGCCATGTTCGGTACGTTCGGACTTCGACAAGATCAACGAGATCGGCCGGGATCGACTTCCAGTATTCGAACAGGTATTTGCAACGCGATTTGGATAGGATTTCGTATCGGGGCAGTGGAAAGCGCGTTTCGGGCCGTTTTTTGCGGGTGAAAGCACCTTCGCGCACGCGTTTCTTCACTTCCGCGCGCTCTTCTGGCCGCGTAGAAGGGCCGGTTTGCCCGCTCAACGCGCTAACTCCATGGATAAACAACAGCGTTCATCGCTCGTGTCCATATAGCTTCATAATGTAATTGAACTGCCCTCCGTTTGCAACTATGATGCCAACGTGACGGCTTACGCGCCCGAGGGAGTGGCCTACCATCCGGGCTTCGGTCAACAGGTCCCCTACCGCTTCGACTGGTTGCCAGACGATCCTGACGGCCAGGTTGCGGTTGCGATCCACCAGATGATCGATTACATCCTGGACGATTCGAAGCTGGGGATGATTCAGGAACGTGCGCTGCTTGCCCTGACGCTCGGGGACGGTGACCCGGTGCTCGGCGTATGGAACAGTGTCAAACCGCGCATCCAGTTCAAGCAAGATGCGGAGATTGCGGCGGGCCTGCAATTGAGCGACAACCGCCTAGCCGATGTAGTAGAAGTCTTCATCCGGCCCATCGATCAAGAGTTGCTGATCCGGGTCAAGGGCGCGGGATTTGAAGATTGCGATGGCTTCGAACTTTATGCCGGTTGTGTACTGACGGCGTTGGGAATCCGCACAAGCCTCGTGACGGTCGCGGCGGATCGCTCGGAGCCCACGCGCTACAGCCACGTGTACCTCGCGGCCTACATCGACGGCAAACGAATCCCGCTCGACTTCAGCCATGGTCACTATCCGGGGTGGGAATGCCCGAACCTCGGGAAAATCCGGGAATGGCCCATCGCTCGATTCAGTATCGCGCCCTGCTGGATTGCGCTGGGCCTCGTGCTGGTGGCGGCTTGCTACCACCTATTAAAGATGAGGACCGCATGAGGGTCTCGGTTCCGGCGACAGTTCAGCGATATGGGCCCGCATATGGGCCCGCCTACGGGTTCAGTGGACTGGGCGATTGCTGCGTCACAACGTATGACGACACCGGGGCCATCACGAATCTAGATTGCTCAGGGTGTTCCGCGCCTGCAACCGGCGGAGCGGTGCCCGATACATTTGGTGGGACTGGTCCTGGCAGCGGCGGGATGACGATTCCATCGGGTGGTGCCGGAGGGTTGACCGCCGCGCAAATCGCCCAGATGTTCGCGTCGGGCGGGGCAGCCGCGGCGCAAGCGATCGCTGCCGTCAACGCGCCTCCCGGCTACGTATACAATTCCGCAACCGGACAATACGTGCGGGCCGGGGCTGTTCCGACAACGGCTCCGGCTGGATTCACATACAATCCAGCGACTGGTTCCTATGTCGCCAGTTCCACCGTATCGGTCGCTGGCATTATGCCGATTGTCCTGGGGCTCGCTGGCGTCCTGGTGCTCGTGATGGTCCTTAAGAAATAGGAGAAACCATGAACGAGCCAACAATTTCCCAAAGTGATGCTTACAAGATGATGGATGCCGAAGGTCCCGAAAGCAATCTGACGATCCTAAAAGCGACCAATGGGCGATTCTTGGCTCGCAATCATGGCCTAGCGGATGACGGACAGAATCTGCGCCTCACAATGATTGGTCGCATCATTGAGGAACCGATTTACGCACCACCCGGCACCGCGCCTCACGATCCAGAACAATGGGCCAAGCGCCCGCAATAGGGAGAGCAGATGGCATCGAACAGAAGAGTTTCCGCAAGCCTTGCCGATCTCCGCAGGATCTATCGGGCCGGGGCCAAAGGTCAGCGCGTCTCGCTCGCCGCGAAGGTTGCGGGGACTCCGGTGCGGCGCAAGAAGCGAAACAAGCCGGTCGCCAAAAAGAAACACGCCAGACGGTCCAACAAGCCGAAAGGTGTGAAGCGCAAGAAGGCGATGCGCGCCAAGAAGCGGAGATCTCGATGAAACGCGCACGGCCTCTGCCCCGGCTTGTCGTCAAGGTATCGAAGCCCAAGCCGGTCAAGAAACGAAAGAACCGGAAGCGCAAAGCGAACCGGAAACGCAAGCCCAATACAAAACGCAGAAACGCAAAGAAGCGCAAACGTTCATGATGCAACTCGCGCCATATCGGTTCGAAGCCCCGCTGCCCCTGGGCTACATCCCGCCGGATCGCCCCGGACTCGGCGCAACGTTTACTCCGCAAACCGCTTCATCGATTGCGGCGGCCGGCGCTTCCGTTACGACCGGGATCATGGGGACCCTCAGTGCGCTGACAGCGGGTTCGAGTATCGCGGGTCCCATCGGCATCGCAATCGCTGGGGCCGCGGCGCTAGCGGTCGCGATCTACAACGTCTTCAAGGGTTGCGGCCAGACCTGCACGATCACGAGCGACATCGCGAATCAGATTGAACCGATCCTCCGGCAGAACCTCGATAACTACATGTCGGCTCCGGTTCACTACGCCAGCTTGCAAGCCGCGGCCCTAAACAACTTTCAAACCGCTTGGAATGCTCTGGTTCAAGCGTGCTCCAACCCAACCTACATGAACGCGGGACAGCGCTGCATTTCCGACAGGCAGCAAGGGGCCTGCCACTACACCACCTCACCGGGGGGATGGAACGGTTCAACCTACACTCCTCCGGGTCAGAATGGCTCAGGCCCCGCTTGCTGGAATTGGTTCGTTGGTTATCACGATCCGATTGCGAATGATCCAACTGTAGTGCCGGATCCTGCAGGAGGCGTCACGATTGGGCCGGGCGGTCAAGCCATTGTCCAGACAAGTCCAGTCAGTTCCACAAGCCCAAGCTTGATGCCGTTGCTGCTGATCGCTGCCGTTATCGCGGGGGTGATGCTGCTATGAGGATCGATCAACACCTTATCCATCTCGGGCGTCACCGCGTCATTCTTCCTCCGCCTCCGCATTATCCAGGATTCCGCGGGCTGGGCGATGCCGCAACGGTTCCGGTGAACGTTGGGCCCGGTGTCGTCGTCAACATGACGCCTGCCGATGCCGCGGCGTGGTGGGGCACGAACGTTCAGGCTAAATCTGGCTCTTGGGGCGGCTATCAAGGGACTGGCGGGCAAGTTACCGCGGCTTCCGGCGGGAGTCCTCAGAATCCACTCGGCAACTACGCGCAACAGGCGATTGCAGCGTTTCAAGCTTCACCCACGATTCAGTACGAAATTCCCGCGACTCCAACGAATCTGAGTGCTCCGGGATTTTCGCCCGATGCCCCGCAGTACACCAAAGGAACGGCCTCGGGCATCACGGGGGATTTTCCGGTCCTGACGCTCGACAGCTATGTCCAGAAGCTTTTGGCTGAAATGACCGGCATGGGGCCGAACAGCACTGCGGCGGCGGGTGGCGCATCCAACATCGCGGCGCAAGCCCAAGCGTACTGCCAGCTCTACAACGTTTCGGATTGCGGGAACCTGAACAGCATCGTTCAAAAGTACGGCCAGTGGTTCAACAGTTGGGCGAATCAATCGCTGTTGCCCGGCGTTACCCCAACGGGCGTCACGATGACGTGGAGCGGGGCGTCTCCTCAGCCGGGCGTTACGTACATCGGGGGTACGCCTTCAGGAGTGTTGCCGCGTGAAGGGCTAAATCTTCCGGGTGGTGTTCAGGACATCTACTACGGGGGGCAAGGTCCGCAAGATGTTTCCGGGCCCAATCCTTATTCCGATATTTCGGGCGGGTATGCTCCTTCGCTTCCAAGTGGCGGCGGTGGGGTTCCGGGCAGTGGAGTCGCCGCAATGATGGGGTGGGGCGCGGGTGGCGCGGGCGGCGGAGTCCCCGGCACTGTTGGGGGCGGCGGTTCTGCGGGCGGCGGTTCGATGGTGCCGGGTGGGATGCCCGGCGCTGGATTGCCGGGCGCAAGCGGTGCCGGTGCAGGACTGCCCGGCGCTGCCAGTAGTTTTTCCGTTAGCTCGATTCCGAGTTGGGCTTGGATCGCGGGTGCGGTGGTCCTGGGGTTCATGATGTTTGGGGGACGCCGATGAATCCGTATCAGGGCGGATATGTCGCGCCTTCGGTTCCACAGAATCAGGTTTCGTCTGTGCCGACCGGCTGGATCGATATTCCCGGTTGTTACCTGGGTCCGCCCGAATACTACACCGGGAATTGCGGGGCTTCAGGCGATCCGATGAGCAACGCAATGGCGGTGCTGGCGCATGGCGTTCCGAACAGCCCGGCGCTGCCTCCGCTCCCTGCCTTGACGCCGGCCAACATTTTACAGCCGTTGCCCGACATTACGCTCGCGACGCTCCGGACTCCGTTGCCCATCGTCTGTTCCAAGTGGGCGGAGCTTAACGGATGGATCGCGGCTAATCCCGCGGTGGCAGTCGCGGCGCTTCTGATTCTTGCAGCGGTTGGGTGGCCTCGAAAGTAATGGACGATTCGACCAAAACTATCGTGAAGGTTCTGGCGCTTGTTGGGGGCGGGCTGGCTCTCTACTGGTGGCTGAAGCAATCCGGCTATTGGGCCCAGTGGTTCGGCCCGGCCGTCAGCCCTACGATGCCGACCGGTATGCCGTTGCAGCCGGTTCCGACTCCTGCTCCGGTCCTTACGCCGCAACCGCCTTCCGCCAATCCAAATGTTCTGCCCGCCAACTACAGTCAAGCCGCGGGCGTCATGACGACGGCGGCCGGGAGTCCGACCCAAAACTTCGATCAATGGTCCTGGTGGTGGCAGAACGGTTCATCATTCTCCGGGGCTCCGGCAGGATTCGGTTCCAATGGATCGATATCGGCCAACCTGATCGATGCAATGATCGCGGCGGGCGGTGGAGACAGAACCGCTCTCATTACCGCGCAACAGTGGGTCACGTTGCTGTGGAGCCAGCAGCAGAAGGGCATCAGCGGCTTGCCTGCTTTCTCGTTACCGGCGACGCCGCGCTATGGATGGGTGAACTGACAATGTTGCAGCGCTATCTGTGTTCTAACAGTTTTTCCCAGTCTTTGGCTGAAATGTCCGTTGCTGGCACTATCAGCCGTTGCGCCAGTCGTATCTTCTCGTCGTATTTTTCCATCTCCTTTTCGTATTCTTCAATATCTTTCCAGCATTCATTTGTCTGGATCAGCACCCAAGTCATGAAGAGCGCCGATAAAAGAATTGCCGCCAAGATCGTCCAAATGTTGCAAGTTATCGGCATCGCACATTTATCCTCCGGTCTCATTGTCGGGCATGACTGTCTAAGAGTCAATGGATCAAAAGTACTAACGTTGGGGGTTCACAATGGCATCTGACGCGACCGGGAAACTCATCACACTCGGGGTTGTAGCTGGCGGCGCTTTCTTGCTGTACGAATGGCTCAAGAGTCAGTGCGCTGCTGGTAACTCGATGGTGACGAGCATGGGGCTGTGTTCGGCGTTGGGGCTATCGGCTCCTCCGGCCCCTCCGGTTCAAACTGGGCCGACGGCTCCGGTCCAGACCGGTGCTGGTTCGGGCTCTGGAGGTGGTGCGGGAACTTCTGGCGGCGGCGCGGGTTCCGGTGCGGGTAGCGGCGCTGGATCTGGCGGCGGTGCAGGATCAGGCGGCGGTTCAGGTGGTGGCACTGGGCCCGCAAATTACGGATGTCCCACTGGACAGAGCTATGTTCCGTGGAACGGTCAACTCCCGATGCTCACGACGCCTGCTGGCATTCTGGGCACTTGTGTGACGGGTTCTGGCGCTGGCGGATCTGGCGCTGGTTCTGGTGGAGGTTCTGGTTCTGGCGGTGGTGGTACGGGTTCAGGGGGTTCAACTGGGGGCACTCCTCCCGGTGGTGGCGTAGGTGCTCCTGCATCTTTAGTCACGGCTTTGCAAGCGGCAGCCGGGAACGTCTCGACCTTGAACGCCGATCAGTGGAGTTACTATTATGCGGCCCTAACGGGCAGGTCTGCGATCTCACCGGGCGTCTTTGAAACTCTGTTTTTCCCGAACGGTCGTCCATCCGATCCGAGTCATTACCAGCAGTACACCGCCGTACAATGGGCCTCGATTGCGGCGGGCGGGGGCCTCAGCGGATTGGGCGCGCAGGTGGTCGGAAACCCATATGACTATCAACCAGCACAGCCTGGCGCGTGGCAGCAGTTCATCAACTGGCTGGAGACTCTGTTCGGCGGTGGTGGGCCGTCAACCGGTGGCCCGATCCTTCCACCACCTCCGTTGAATCCCAATGTATTTTCAGGTGGTCCATCGGTCGGTGGCCCGATTTTTCCTCCACCTCCACAAAGCCCGCATCCCACGGGCGGCGGCATCCTTCCGCCTCCGCCCTTTAATCCGGGGGTATTGCCGGGTGGCAATCCACCGTCTCTGCATTACGCCTACGATCCGACCGTGCCGGCGGCCAATCCGTTGCTGGCGCCTCAGCCGTCTTACCCGGCGCTTCCGGCGGTGCCGGGCAGTTGGCTCGGTACATCGGGTCCGTTTGGTTTGCCCGCCTACAACGCGATCGCCATTAGCCCCGGATACGTTCCGGGCAGCGGGATCGAAACGATGTTCGGGACCGGCGGGCAAGGTGGTGGCGGCGCGCCTCCCGATACCTCGGGCCTGATGGGGCTCGGGGACGACGTCGGATATCCGGCGTGGGCGATCCATGGAGGTACCCGTGGCTGATAAGTGGATCTGGATTGCGGCGGCGGCGGGCGGGGCGTTTGTCCTGTACGAGTATTTCAAGCCTGCGGCAGCAACAACCTTGCAAGTAAGCCCGTTTGCACCGATGACTCCGAGTCCCACGTTATCGGCGGGTTCGGTTGTGACGGGACCGATCGGTGCGAATCCCAATCCTTCAGCGTGCGGGGCCGGAACCGTATGGGACGCCGGAAGCCAGACGTGTATTCAAGGCCCGATCCTTCCGCCTCCGCCGATCCATCCCCCGGTACTTCCGGTCGGTACTTGTACCACGCCGGAATGTGCACAGCCTCCAAACATTCCGGGGCTCCATGGACTCGAAGGTTGTTACGAGTGGACCAAGAGTTGTTTCGCGCCTCCCGATGCATGCGGAGACTACGGCGGGCCTCAAGCGAGTTGCGCCGCAACCGTCACGTGGTATTGGGTGCTGGCTGGCGCGGCGGCTGCGGCGCTGGTGCTCGCGAGGTTGAAATAATGCAAGTCGCACGCCATTTGTTGAACGGGTTCTCTGGCCTGGGGGTTGCCAACTGCCCCAGCTTGGAACAGCTTCAAGGCATCACCGACACAATGGACCCGTGTCAGAACCCGGCGCTCCTCACGGCTCCTGGGGCGCCCGGCGCTTCGGTTACGTGTCCCTCGGGCTTAGTCGTCGTCGCCGATCAGAACGGCAACTATTCGTGCCCGCCGGTTGCGTCAGGCCCCACGAGCCCGACGCTTCCGAGTGGGATCGATCTTTCGACCTTGCCGCTTGTGGCGGTCCCGACCCCAGGTCAGCCGGTTATCAATCCGGGGCAAGCGAATCTCCCGGTCCAGATGCCCAGTTCTACTTCGACGTGGCTGATCTACGGAGGGGTAGCGATTGTCGCGCTGGTCCTGATCTCTTCAATCGGGGGAGGTCGGCGACGGTGACGCATTACGAAATTCTGGAAGTGTCGGAGCGGGCCAGCCTCGCGGTCATCAATGCCGCTTGGAAAGTTCTGATGCAGCGCTACCACACCGACGGCTCCGAACCGGATGAAGAGAAAGTGCGGCTGGTCAACGCTGCTCACGATGTCTTGGAGCACCCGGAGAATCGGCGCCGGTACGATCTGAACTTGGCGCAAGAACGACAAGCGGAAGTGCGGGAAGCGGCGGCGCGTGAACCGCAGTGGCCCGTTCAACAAGGCGGTTACCCTGCTGCCTATCCGCCCGATATTTTGCAGATGGCCGCCATGCGGATCGGCGCCAGTGCGTTGAGCAACTTGTTTCAGCATATCCCGTAGCTTCAGTTCATCGTGAACACGGCGCTCAAACATCCGCGCGGAGGTAGAGTGTGAACCCCACGGCTCTGCAGTCGCTCCAATCTCTTCCATCGGTTCCGAATCTGCCGGAGTGGATTGGGGCCGGGGCGGGGGTGTACCTGTTCTTCAACGGTCATCAGGTCATTGGGGCTGCGCTGGCGGCGTGGTTCGGGTATCTGGCGATCACGGGTAAACCGTTGACGGTTTTGATTGGGCAGCAAACATCATGAGGCTGTTGGCGCGACATCTCGGGGTTGGGGACTTTGTCCCGACACTGGCGATGTACCAGTTCCCGCAGAATTCTGTCTTGGAATATGAAGCGGCTGGTGGGATCAGCTACGGGGGCGGTCTCACGGGATTGGGCGGCGGGTTGGGTACCTCGATGTTTTGTCCCGTGGCTGTACCGGGTTCGGATTGCGATCCGAATTGCCCCAGTTATTGCGCTTTCCTTCCGTTTTCGTCAGACGTGAGTTTGGCGTGCTGGCCGTGCTCGAACGTGTGTCCGACCGGTCAACAGTGGGACACGACGAACCTGAAGTGCAGCGCCACCCCTACAACTACTGGGGACTCTGGCACGTTTTCATCCAGTACGGGAACTCCGGCAGGAGTTCCGCCCGCACCTTCAGGCTGTCCGGGCTATTGCGACGGCGGTTTTATCGCTAGCTTTCTTTCGCAATGCAATGCTTGCGTACCTCCGGGTGGGATACCGCCGGGCAGCATGACTTGGCTTGTGCCGGTTGGCTTGGGCCTAGCGGGTCTTCTGGTCTTCATGGTGCTTAGAAAATGACAACTATTCGGACTTACGTTATCAGGATCAAGAGATCGTTTTTGGTCAACATCGGGGTCTCCTTTCGCCATCGAACCACATACGAGGCCATCTCCAGTCGGATTCTGCCAGGCTCGAAACCGGCATGTAGCGGCAATCTTCTGTCCCGTCACAACATTGACTCGAAAACCTTTAGCCAGAACGTAAAACGAGCCGGAAGGCAATACCTGTTCGATCACGCAAGAAGTTTTCCCGCATTCATCGGCCCAATGCGAAAACACTTCCAGCGTCGTGCGGTCGCCTCGCTTCATCAGCCAATTGAAGCACAACGTTTTGCGCTTGCCTATAGTACTGGAGGTTCATTGTGAGACTTTCACGTTACAGCATGGGGGTTGGGGATTTGGTTCCTTCTCAACCTGGTTTACCGTTCTGGCCCAGTGGTTCCGGGATGGGGGATTTGGTCGGGTCTCAACCGGGCTTACCTTTCTGGGCTTCATGCGGTCCCATGGCCAACTACGGGATGAGCGGGCTGGCTGATTTGGTTCTGTCTGCCCCAGGTCTACCGTTCTGGGCCTCCGGTTCCGGCATGGGGGATTGCGGGTGCGGAGGTTCGTGCGGACATTGCGGCGGCGGGATGGGGGCGTTGACGGATGACCTGAGTTCGATGTTCTCGAACCTCACGAGTGGAAACTTTTCGGGGGCCTGGACCAATTTCACAAGCGCCATGACGGAGCCGATCTTTGGGACCGTTCCACTGTGGGTTGTGGCAGGCGGTGCCCTGTTGGTGTACGCCATGGTTTTTAGTGGTGGGAAGCATTCCAGGTATCAGCGGGGCCGGAAAGCATCGGCGGCGGCGCGGGCGGCTTACGCGTAAATGGTTCAAGCAGCAACATCCCGAAATCTGACGGATCGGGCGCGGCGGTATCGCGCGCAACATCCGGCGGTGCGGCCTGCCGATCCGCGTCAATGCGGGTTTTGCGGATCACGGGAGAATGTCGGGGTCCATCATGTTGATGGGGACGAACACGACGGGTCACGCCACAACCTCATGTGGGCTTGCAAAAGCTGTAACGCCAGGATCGCCCACTTGATGAAACAGGCGGGCATCGGTCGCAGAACCGTCCAGTACAACCCGGCGCGCGGCAGTCGGAAGGCCCAGATGGACGCCTATGCTGCGGCCATCAAGGTGATGCGCGGGGAATTCGAGGGGGATGTTTCAAAGGCAGTCGCCAGTATCAAGGGGACTGACCCGGAGGTTCGGTCGCGCTACACCGCGCGCACCTGGGCGACTCGGCGGCAACTCTACGGGCCTTCAGGGAGGGGCAACATGGCGGCTGCAAAGAAACATTCCAAGCGCAACTGGCCGTGGAGCAAGCGCACGTACTCTGCCAAAACGAAAACCTGGACCCGCGCGAAAGGTTCGGGCAAGAAAAGCATTTCGTACCGGGTCCATTCGCCTCGCATCAAAGCGGCGGTGAAAGTCGCGACACCAAAACGCACCACATCCTCGAAAGCACCGGCGGCGACAAAGTATCCGGCGCTATTCGGCACCGCTTACGAGAAACTCAGCCCATCGCAACAGGCGCTTGTGCGGCGCGCCATGAACTATCAGAAGCGCAACCCCAAAGCCGGATCTTTCGAGCGCTGCGTAGCAGCGGTGAGTAAGCGCGGCGGCGTCACCGATCCCTCAGCGGTCTGCGCGGCCTCCGAGATGCGGAAACCCGGCGGCAAGTCCGAACTGCTGGCGGCGGCGCGGCGCGGCAAGCTCGCGGCGATGTCGGCAAAGAATCCGTTTGTCACCATGACAGAAGGGAAGGCGACGGCCCAGATTTTCCAAATCGCCCCCCACGAGTTCACCGTGAACCTGGGGGACGAAACCAAGCAATTCAAGACGTTCAAGGCGGCGCAAAGCTGGGCGCGGCTCCGGCTCCACGAAGTCTCGAACCCACGGGGCATCCGGGTCAAGGTCTATGCGCGAAAACCAACCAAGACCCGGAACCCGATGGACCAAGCGGCGAAACTGTACCAAGAGTTCCACGGGTTCCCCTCAACCGAAGTGATCGAGTTCGTTGAACAAGTGCATTTTCATTCGGTCACCACTTCGTTGGGGCCTCTCGTTTCGATGATCGTGCGGATTGGGAAAAACGAACCGTTCCGGCTCAACATGGACCCGACTGACGCCAAGATCGAAGACGTTGTGTACCTAACGTCAACGGAAGACGGGCGGCAACTGATTCCAGTGGGCGGTAATCAATCGGTGCCGATCGATCAACTCGGCAAGTTCGGACTCGACAAAGAGGACCAACGGGACCATATGCTGCTTGGAGAAATCCAGCAGATCACGTACCGGACCAAGAAAACGTTTGAAGAAGACGGGCAGGTAGCAATCGATTTCTATCATGACCTGGGGGGAGAGCACTCCAAAGGCAAACTCCCGGTCCTGATCTACAAGCCGCGGAATCCGTCGATGGAGATCGCGGGGGGCCGGTACTTCATCGGGAAGCCAGACAAGAGTTTGGGGGGCGTGAGTCCGGGGATTGTGGGATGAGACAGACACGCACTTTCGTTGTTTTGGAAATCAGTCAACGGGCCTATGACGAAATCAAGGGCAAACTGAAGGCCGCAGGTTACGGCCACACATTCATGAAGAGTGGCGAGATCGACATGGATGGTATAGCACTTGCGAGCGAAATGGCTCAAACAGGCGGCGAAGGTGAAACCTACGGGGGACGACCCGACAGGACAGAAACAAAGACCGGAATGGGGGTCGCCAAACAATGAAATTCGTCTTCATCTCGGAAGCAACCTTCGAACCGTGGGACTGGACCAATCCAGATTCAAAAGGGATCGGGGGTTCTGAAACCTCCCACATAGAAATGGCGCAACGTCTCGCGCGGCTGGGACATGACGTGACCTCATTTGCCCCCACGCACAACCGCGGCGATTATCTGATCGACCCCGCCGGTGTGCGCTGGTTCAACTTCGAAGATGCCGCCGCACAGGTTAAAGAGTACGGCTCGTTCATTCACGATGACGCTATCCACGTGATCTACCGCGCCCCCAACCTCATCGACTTCGTTCCCGAAGGCGCTCCCTGCTGGCTGATCTGCCAGGACGTAGACTACAACCGGCCCGGCTGCACCCTGACGCCGGAACGCCTCGCGAAACTCACCCGGCTTGTGGCGCTCTGCGAAACACAAGCCGAGTACTTCAGGACGAAATATCCAACCGCGCGGGTCTCGATTTCATCGAACGGCATCAAGCGCCAAGTCATTGAAGAGATCGCCAAAGATCCACCGGAGCGTAATCTGCATCGCCTCATGTACGCAAGCTCTCCAGATCGCGGGATGGAATACCTGCTCGAAATCTTCCCCCGGCTCCGTGAGTTGGTCCCCGATGTAGAGCTCCATATCTACTACGGGTTCGACAACATCGAAAAGGTTGTGGCGCACTACGGCAAAGATTCTCGCGTTGGCCTCAATGCCCAACGACTCCAGCAGTTGCTTGAGCAACCCGGTGTCCACTATCACGGGCGCACCGGCCAGCGGGATTTGTTGCGCGAGTGGTTCAAGGCAGGGCTCTGGGTCCACCCCAGCAACTTCACCGAAACATCCTGCATCACCTGCATGGATGCGCAGGCCTGCGGAGCGATCCCGGTCACCAGTCCGGTGTGGGCTGTTTCTGAAAACGTAGAGCACGGCGTCTTCATCGAGGGGAACGTCAAGCAGACGATGATTCAAGCCCGGTACGTTTTCGAAACGTTCAAGCTTCTGGTACAGCCGGAGTTGCAAGATCAGATCCGCTCAGCAATGATGCCCTGGGCCTTGGATCGTTTCGACTGGGATATCTTCGCCCGCCAGTGGGAAGGCTGGGGGCGTCACGACATCTTACACGCGCACCCTACGGGGACGGCAGAGAACCGAACGCTTACGGACCAACCGACAGTTGGGAATGCCGTCCCTATTATCGTGGAATGGCCCGCACAAGTTCTGAGCGGCCAGCATATCAGCTTGACCGGTAGCGTGACCGCCAATCCGCTGGAGACTGTTTTGTTATGACGACCCAAATCTACCGGGACCAATTCACCTACCAGCGGTACAACTCCGTTGGCAAGATCCTGAACGTTGGGTCGAACACGGACGGCGCGCGGCTCGGCTATGGGGTCCCCGGCGCGCCTTCGATGGGGGGGATCAATCTGGACCTCAGAACCATCGATCACGTCACGGGAAAGCAAATGCCCGTCCATGTCCTCGCAGACGCCCGCGCCCTTCCATTCCGCGAATCCTTCGACACCGTTGTGCTGGGCGAAATCTTGGAACACATGGAACGGGCCGATGCAGTCCTGACGCTCCGCGAAGCCATCGGTGCCCTGAAGCGCGGGGGCCGCGTCGTCATCACGATGCCGCATGATGCCCGGCGGGATGCCGGAACACTTGAGACACCAGAAGGTGACGCCAAGTTCTACGCGCCCGGTATCTACGCGTACCATTACCGCTCGATCTCTTGGCCCGAGCTCGCCGGCTGGATTGCGGAGGCGGGGTTGCGGGTTCGGGCCCGCAACCGCATCGAGTACGTGTGGGGCGAGGTTGGGTCGGGCGTTGTGTGCCAGAGGGAGGCGGCGTGCTGACCCGTCATCGAGAAATCGGAACCATCGCCTACATGGGGGGCATCATGGCCGTACCGGAGCCCTTCTGCTGGGCCTGGGGGAACCTCATGGCCTTCACGCAGGAAGCGCTGTGCGGCCCGGATGACCATATCCACTTCGACAGAACAAAACTGTCGCTCCACGAACACGCCCGCAATGAATTGCTTGGAAAGATGCGGGGCGACTGGATCTTGATGCTCGATACGGATCTGTCGTTTGAGCCGGATCTGGCGGTCAGAATGGTCCGGTTATTCGAAATGAACCACCTTGACGTGTTGAGCGGGTTCTACTGCTACAAGAAACCACCGCACTTCCCGGTTGTCTACGCCCACGATCCAACAAGCGACAAACACGAGATTCTGGCCGACTGGGACCGGAGCCTCAACTTGATCCAGATCGATTCAGCCGGTGCGGGCCTGTTGCTGATCCGGCGCGGCGTCACCGAACGGATCACCACGGAGTTACATGAGAACCCTTTCGCCTGTTATCCGGGCAAAGGTGAGGACCATTCATTTTTCATGCGGTTGCGCAAGCTCGGTATCAAAGCCTGGGGAGCGCCGCATGTGGAGGCCGATCACCTGGAGTACTGGGGGGTTCGTCCATCGGTTGATTACGTTCCCCCGGCTCAGTTCGATCATCGGTTTGAAAGACAGGCGCTCTAACGGCGCAATTGAAAGGAGACTATGAAATCAGCACTTCCGTTGTCCAGTTACCGGCGCCAATTCCAAAGGGGCGCCGTCACCATCACGTACCTTTATCCGGGGACGGTCGCGCCTCCCGCGATTCCCAATCCTTTGCCGCAGAATACCGTGATCGCCACGGTGTCGGCTTCCGCTGCCGCCGATACCTCGGCGGTCATCACCCATCAATTCGGACTTGCCAATTCCGAAATCACCCAAGGGTTTCCGCAGGTCTCGATCATCGCGCAGGACGGCAACGAAATCACGTCGCCCTGGTGGGAAGCCTCGGAAAACCCCAAATACACGGTCCTGCAGAAGGGCACGGTGGCGGCGGGTGGGTTGGCCAAGGTCTATATCCAGAGGCCCCACAGCATCGTCCGGTAACTGAAACCGGCAAAGGAGCGCTATGCAAGTTGAAAGAGTTCGGCAAGTAGCCAACGGCCGCCGCAGGGCGGTGCGGAAGCGTGCCAAATCGCGTAACCCGGCGCACATGCTGACGCTCGGGTTTTTGAACCCGTCTGAAAGGAGACACATGCCAGCAAAACGACGCCCCCGCAAAAAGGGGCACCACAGAGCGCACCGGGCTACCTCGAACGCCCGTCGGCGCCGCTACACTACCGCCAACCATGGTCATCGTCGGCGTAGCAATCCCACCCGAGTGATTGTGATGCCGCGATCCAACAAGAAGCGCGCTAATCGCGGCAAACGTCGGCGAAACCCCGCGTTCTTCGGGACCGCCGCGACCCCCATGAAGATGGCGGAATACATCGCCGGTGGTTTGATCGGCGTCACGGTCAATCGGGCGCTTCTCCCGATGCTCCCCGCTTCCGTCACCAGCAACAACATGTTCGCGACCGCCGCGGCCATCGCGCTTGCACTGGTCGAGTGGTGGGCCGGCAACTTCGTCTCCAAGGATTTCGGATCTGCCGTCGGATTCGGAGCCTTGATGAACGCCGGGAGCCAGGCGCTCAACGCATTTATCCCGTCGGTGGGATCGATGGTCGGGCTCTCGGGTTACCGCGGCGTCGGCGATCTCGTTCCATCGCAACCGGGTCTTCCGTTCTGGCCGTCCTCGCAGTTGATGGGGCCGGGTGGACCGGGCGGCGGCGGTGGCTATCAGGGCATGTCCTCGGCCTACCCGCTGGCCTACGGGTTGCGGTAAAAGAGGCGGATCACTTTTAAGGAGAACATCAGAACATCATGACCACCTCGGCAGCAATGGCAACTCAGGCGGCTCAGGCCGCGCAAATGTCCGGTCAGGCGGCAATGGCTACCGCTATCGCCGCAATCACGGCCCAACAGCAGTTCATCATCAACAGCTTCAAGGGCCAGATCTACGTGTCCAACACGCTCGACGTGCAGGACACCCCGATCTACGACACCATCACCTACACGGCTGGCGCCACGATCAACACGATCAATTCTTCCTTGTTCACCAACGTGGAGAATGGATCGGGCAAATCGTTCGCCCAGACCAACATGACGCAAAACTCCAAGCTCGACGCGCCCGAAGCTTTCTCGGTCTTCGGTATTCGGGTCGGTGTCTCGGAAGACATTTTGCGTGCCGACTTCCAAACGCTCCTGAACTCTTGGGCCTTTGAATTCTGGCTCGGCAAGAAAGAGTATCAGCGGGCCAACATTCGGCACTTCAGTTCGGGCTGGGGGATCTCCGGCGCGACCACCAAAACGGCCGAATCGTTCTACACCAACGGCTGGGCCTCCCGCGACGCTATGAACGTGGTGGCCGTCAAGCTTGTCATCGCCAACCAGATGAGCTTCTTCG